ACGGGGAGCGCAGAACGGTCGTGCAAGAAGGTCTTGTATGGCGGTGCAGTAACTGTTACCTTATATTTTTAACCAAGTCAGCTGGAGAGGATCACAAATGCCAAGGCCCAAGAGTGAAATAACAGGTTCTGGAAAATCAATGGGCATGCGAATGTCTGCATGGGAGCATGAGACTTACATGGCTCTAGGGGGCAATAAATGGCTCAGAGCGATGATAAAAAATCAAAGAATTGCTATGATCACCGAGAGTTTTAACCCTTCACAGGAGAACCAAAATGCCTTACGTAAACAAACCCAGACCGTACAAGAAAGAATATGAACAACAAACACAGCGAGGTGAGTTGCCTGACCGGATGGAGCGCCAACGAGCCAGAAGAAAACTTGACGCCAAAGGTGTCGATCGCAGCGGAAAAGATGTTGCGCACGTCAAAGCTTTATCTAAAGGTGGATCAAACAAAGATGGGGTCAGACTTGAGCCGCCCAGCAAAAACCGATCCTTTAAACGCAACTCCGACTCATCAATGAAATAACCAATGCAGACTTACATGTGGCCGCGCCCTATGGGGTTTGAGCCTTTTGACCACCAAAAGAAAACAACGTCTTTCCTTGTAGCCAATCATCGGGCGTTCTGCTTTAATGAACAAGGTACTGGGAAGACTGCATCTGTAATATGGGCTGCTGATCAGCTTATGAATGCGGGCATAGTCAAGCGTGTCTTGGTTGTGTGTCCGTTGTCCATCATGCAATCTGCATGGCAGGCTGATCTGTTCAAGTTTGCAGTACACAGGTCTGTAGACGTAGCGTACGGAGATGCCAAGAAGCGGGCGAAGATTGTTACAGGCAAGGCCCAGTTCATTGTCATTAACTACGATGGTCTGGCCACAATTGCTGACGAGTTGTTAAACAACGGTAGCTTTGATTTGATTGTCATCGACGAGGCCAACGCCTACAAAAACGTCCAGACCAAACGATGGAAGCTGATGCACAAGCTGGTCACACCAAACACTCGGTTGTGGATGCTGACCGGAACACCTGCTTCGCAGTCGCCGCTTGATGCGTACGGGCTGGGTCGCCTGTGTGTGCCACAGAAAGCACCAAGGTTTTTCGGTGACTACCGTGAATCAGTCATGCAACAGTTCAGTATGTACCGCTGGATACCACGCCCCAACGCTGAGCAGATTGTGTTCGACATGCTCCAGCCAGCGATTCGGTTCACCAAAGATGAGTGTCTTGATCTCCCAGAAGTGATGCACATCAGTAGGTTTGCGCCGCTCAGCCCGTCGCAATCCAAGTACTACAAGATGCTCAAAGATCAAATGCTCATTGAGGCAGCGGGCGAGGAGATCAGTTCGGTTAATGCTGCGGCAAAGATGAACAAACTGCTGCAAATCTCATGTGGTTCGGTTTACACCGACGACGGGGCAGTTGTAGAGTTCGATGTGTCCAACCGTTTGAACGCTGTGAAAGAAGTGATTGAAGAGGCCAGCCACAAAGTGCTGATTTTTGCCCCGTTCAAGCACACCATAACATTGCTCAGTGAGTTCCTTACCAAAGAAGGTATTACTTGCGAAGTCATCAATGGTGATGTGCCTGTCCATTCACGGACGAGGATATTCAAAAACTTTCAGGAAACAAAAGACCCAAGAGTACTGGTGATACAACCGCAAGCGGCGGCACACGGGGTAACCCTGACCGCTGCCAATGTCGTTATCTGGTACGCTCCGGTGACGTCCACAGAGACGTATCTGCAAGCGAACGCCCGCATCAACAGGCCGGGACAACGCAACAACATGACCATAGTGCACATCGAAGGAAGCCCCATCGAGCGTAAGCTATACGCCATGTTGCAGAGCAACATAACAAACCACGAAAAAGTGGTTGATCTCTACAAAAAAGAATTGGCAGATACTTGACAAAGTCTAGTACAAGCCATATAATAACCCCCACAACAACCAAAAGGAACTTCAAATGGAAGAGAGCGAAGCTACCACTGAATCAGTAGACGACTTGTCTACAGAGTACATCAGAATCCGAACGGAGCGAGAAGTACTCAAGGAAAAGTTTGAGGATGTAGACAAAGTCTTTGAGCAACAGCTTGCAGAAATTGAGCACAAACTCATCCAGATCATGCTTGCCGACAACACAACAAGCATGTCGACCGAAAAGACGGTTGTCATTAAGCGGGTGTTGAAACGGTACAACCCCACCAACTGGGAGGCCGTCTACCGTTTGGTTGACAAACACAAAGCGTTTGGTTTACTGCACAAACGCATTCACGATACAAACATGAAAGATTTTCTGGAGGAACATCCAGACGAGTACCCCGAGGGTCTCAACGTCGACAGCCGTTACGCTGTCACTGTCAAACGCAAACCATCGTCATTCTAAGGAGAGAAAATTGAGCAACGTAACTACATACCGTGAGAACCTTCCCGCCCACCTGCAAAACGTAGAGTTGGATGACTTCACAAAAGCCTTTACTGCATCAGGCGGTAGCGTCAAGCGCATCACACTGCGCGGGCGTGTCTTCCGTCTGGTTGATGGCGGCAAAGAGATTGCCAAGAACACTGACTCACACATGGACGTTGTGATCGTCAGTGGTAGCCGCAGTGTGCAAAAGTCGTACTACGCCGCTGAGTACAACTCTGAAGAGACCTCCATTCCTGACTGCTGGTCGAGTGATGGCGAGCGTCCTGACGCAGATGTTGAGAACCCACAAGGCTCTATCTGTAAAGACTGCCCCCAAGCCATCAAAGGTACAGGTGGCCCCGGTCGTGCAGCTTGCCGTTATTCATGGCGCTTGGGCGTTACGCTGCGAAACAACGTGGGCGGTGACATCTTCCAATTGATCCTGCCACAGAAAAGTATTTTTGGTACTGGTGATGTTGACCACATGCCGTTCTTGCAATACGCCAAGTATGTTGCCAGTTCAGGCTACAACTTGAACATGTTGGCCACACGCTTGACGTTTGACACCGACAGCGATTTCCCCAAGCTGGTCTTCAGCAACGCGGAGTTTCTCGACAAAGAAACCTACCAAGTCGCGGTAGCCCAAGGGCAGACGCAAGTTGCCGTCAATGCGGGCAAGATGAACTTCACCAAGAAACAGGAAACCCCTGCTATTCCCAAGTTGGTCGCACCTGCTGGGTCTGCCGCCGCCAGCATAAAAGAAGAGGAAGAGGCCAAAGAACCCACTGTACGGGTCGAGAAGAAGAAAGTTGTTGTTGTACCCAAGCCCAAGCAGAACCTCTCTGCGCTGGTCGACGAGTGGGGCGACGACGACAAATGATTGGATACAGCCAAAGAGTTGCTCAACTCAACAAAGGGGCCAGCATCAAAAACTTGGGTGTTCGTTTGGGAAGGTACTGCATTTCCCACGACGTCCCTGTTACCGATGTTATGGTGCTTTTCAACGTGACTAGGCAGACGGTGTACAACTGGTTCTCTGGAACCCATATACCCAGCAAAGATCACCAGAAACACATCTCCACTTTCTTGAACTTGAAGTAAATCGTTTCGGGGGGCGACTAGCTCGACGGAGCGAACGGGGTAACCGTCAGCCCCCGTTGCCCCCCTTTCTCTTGACGTGCTTGGACACAATATGGCGGATGTTCGTTTGCTTGAAGCAGTCGTCCCTTCAGAAGAAGGGTTCTACTGTGTACTGGGGTTGAAGAATGGCACACACCATTCACAGACTCACCACAAAACAATAGAAGAATTAGAAGCCGAAGCCGACCGTTTGGTGGCCAACGGCATAGATGTATTCTTTGGATGCGGTAAGTTCATCACCGACGAGAATCGGGATGCCGCCAACTGTGGCTTGATGAAGTCGTTCTTCTTGGACATTGATTGCGGGGAAGACAAGGCCAAGCCGGACAAGCGTGGGCGTATCAGAGGGTACATAGATCAAGCCACAGGACTGCAAGCACTTAAAGAATTGTGTAAAACTCTGAACCTGCCAAGGCCGACCGTCGTTAACTCTGGCCGTGGCTGGCACGTTTACTGGCCGCTGACTGAAGCTGTGGCCAAAGATAAGTGGTTACCTGTAGCTGAGACTTTCAAAGCCAAGTGCCTTGAACACAAGTTTATTGTTGACCCTGCTGTACCAGCAGATGCAGCGCGGGTGTTGCGGATTCCGGGGACAAAGAACTTCAAGGACACCCCACCGCATGACGTTGTCCTGATGCACCTGTCTCAGCCAATGACGTTCGATGACTTTGCCGAACGCATGGGGCCGTTGGTAGACGTGAAGAAGCCTTATGCCCCCAAGGAATTAGACGACTTTACAAAAGCTGTTATTGGTAATAAGCAATCACGGTTTCGCACCATCCTGAAGAAGACCGCTGATGGCGTTGGGTGTGAACAGATGCGTCTGATCGTTGAGGATCAACCCAACATCGAAGAACCATTGTGGCGGGCGGGACTGTCCGTTGCCCAGCATTGCGTAGACCGTGGCAAGGCGATTCACCTGATATCCAAGAATCACCCAAAGTACGACGCAGCTGCCACAGAACGCAAGGCCAATCAAATCAAAGGCCCATACACCTGCGACACGTTTGATTCGTTTGCACCGGGGCTGTGCGACAAGTGTATGCACCGAGGCAAGATCAAATCTCCTATTGTGTTGGGCCATGAGATCGCCAAATCCGAAGCTGGTGAAATTATTGAGTACCAGTCCACAAGCAAGGACGCTGCACCCGTTGAATTCGTAGTACCAAAGTTACCAAACCGGTATTTTCGCGGTAAGAACGGTGGTGTTTACAAACATCTGAAAGAAGAGAACGAAGAAGGCGACGGCCCCGCTGTTGCTCTTGTATACGAGTACGACCTGTTTGTCACCAAGCGGATGTACGACCCTGCATTGGGCGAGACGATTCTGATTCGTCGGGTGCTTCCGAGGGATGGGGCCAAGGAATTCTCTGTGCCGTTGGTAGATGCACTGAGTAAGGATGAGTTGAGGAAAACCGTTTCTTTTCACGGTGTCATTGCGGGCGTGGCCCAGATGGCCTTGATTCTGGATTACTTGATGCAATGTGCAAAAGAACTACAAGTAACACAAGAGGTGGAGATGATGAGGTTGCAATTTGGTTGGGCAGATGACGACGAGAAGTTTATTTTGGGGAACAGAGAGATCGGGGCGAGCTATGTCAAATACAGTCCACCGTCCAAGGCAACACGGGACATCGCCCACGCCTTACGCCCTGTTGGGTCGCTGGACGAGTGGAAAGACATCATCAATGTCTACGACATGCCGAACTTTGAGCCGCATGCCTTTGCTGTGTTTTCTGCGTTTGGCGCACCGCTTATCAAATTTATGGGTATCAAGGGCGGCATCATCAACCTTATAAATAATAAATCTGGAACAGGCAAGTCAACCATACTTCAGGTTATGAACAGCGTGTGGGGCCACCCCGATGAGTTGATGCTGCAATGGAAAGATACCCTGAACGTCAAGCTCCACCGCATGGCAGTCATGTGCAATCTACCGCTGGGTGTGGACGAGATCACAAAGATGAGCGGGGACGACTTCTCTGATCTGGCCTACAGCGTAACGCAGGGCGCACCGCGCCGCCGTATGAAAGCATCCTCCAACGAGGAGCGTGAGTCCCAAGGCTTTTGGGCAACCATGATGGTGGCCACGTCCAACTCCAGTATGACCGACAAGCTGGAGTCCTTGAAGTCAACGTCAGAGGGCGAGTTGATGCGTCTGATGCAGTACAAGATTGACCCAACCAACAACCTCGACAAAGCCACAGCCAAGCATGTCTTTGGCCGGTTGCACAGCAACTACGGTTTGGCTGGCCTGCCGTACGCCCAGTACCTTGTGCAGAATCTTGAGGAAGTTGTGGAGACCGCGCTGAAAGTACAGGCCCGGTTTGATCAGGCTGTAAAGATAGACACCCGAGAACGATTTTGGTCAGGCATGGCGGGCGCAAATCTGACAGGCGGACTGATTGCCCACAAGCTGGGGCTGCACAACATAAACCACAAACGGGTATTTGACTGGGCGGTGGCCGAGATTTCTGACATGCAGTCGGCCACACGGTTGTCGTTCAACGACTACGCCACCATCGTTGGCGAGTTCCTGCTCAAGCACAACCTGAACATTCTGGTGGTCAACAAGTACAGCAGTTCCAAGTCAGGTATTGCCGCCACCCCGCTGTTGTTGCCCCGTGGTGCGTTGGTTGTCCGGTACGAACCAGATACACGACGTATATACATAATCCGCCAGTCGCTCAAGGATTTCTGCGTACTAAAGCAGGTCACCTTTACCGATCTGCTGACCGCCTTGAACAAGACGGGCGCGTTCATCTCCGAGGTTCGTACCCGACTGGATATTGGCACGGACATCAGCGCCCCGCCAGTGGTGGCGTTGGAGTTTGATTCCGATCTGTTGGGTGTCGCACCCAGTATTGACCTGCAAGGCAATGAGGATTGATGGCGTAACGTACCAACTTAACTGGGAAGAATTTACAGTTGGTAGTTCCTTCTTCGTGCCATGTCTCAATGATGTAGAAGCACGAGACCGGGTAGACCGTAAGATGCGGCGTCTGGGCTACACCACAATCAGTAAGCTAGTAATAGAAGATGGCGTAAGGGGATTGCGCGTGTGGCGGGTTAAGCGCGTACAATCAAAGCGCAACTTGTAGTTGCTCTCTCCTTTTGGTTTTCGCCCCGCCGTAAAAAGCGGGGCGTTTTTTATTGCACGTACTTTAGGAAAGGATTTTCTTCAGTAGGGTCTTCTTTATTTTTCTCGGTTATTTTCTGGATGTAAGTGTCCGTAAATAAGTACCGCAGCTTAGGGTCAACATACAAACCATGATCGGTCTGCGCTGACTTTTCGAACTTGCCTTCTATAGACTTGAAGAGAGTGTCCACGTCTATTGCGAGCGTAGGATACTTGGTGTTGAATTTTATTATTTTCTCGATCGCCGCCTGTGTTCCCTCTTCATCGTTGGTCATGATAGTCAACCCAAAAATGTCTAACACAGTCTGACGTTTTTTAAGTATCTCCTGCTCCTGCCCTTTTACCTTAATGTTTCGGAACTGAATCTCTGCGAGGTCAGCGGGTCGTATGCCCAATCCCTGCATCATCAACTCAAAAGGAGTGAACTCTTGTTTCATGATGTTGCCTTGCAGGGTTCTAGCGCCCTCATCCGCATAACGTGCAGCAATTACGGGTTGTTTAACAAACCCGGGCAACATTGTTTCAATTGCCCTATCAGCATGGCCTGTCTTGTATAAATCTACGGCACGGGCAGCGGTTGGTAGAAGGCCAATAGTTGGCCCCAGTATGCCTACCAGAAAAGCTTCTACCTGAGCCTCCGCGTCTAAATTATTCCGCCCGTCTCTGAACCACATACCATCGAGTTTCAAACGGCTATGCAGGTCAACGCCAGCGGCGTTACCTATACCGCGTGACAGCATAGTACCCATGTTTTCACCAAACGTATTGACCGCCCAGTTTGCAAACTCAAGTTCAAAATCAAACGGTGGTTCGTCATCATCGTCGCCAAAGGCCGCACAAGCCTCAACAATAAAAGCCACAGTTGAAAAGCCCCAGAGACCAGTGACCCCAGAGAAGATAGCCGCCATGCCCATCGTGCCAACAAAGCGGGCGCGGGCTTCACGTTTTTCCGCCTCGGGTAAATTGCCAAACGTGTTCCAAGCGTTGCGGGCCAAGAACCAAGTCATCTGTTGCGGGAACTGTTTAAATTGGAGAACAATTCTGGCCAAAGAACTTTGCAAGAAACGTGGCTTGTTGGTTGACGAGTAATCAAACATGGCCCGTTGGGTTAAGTCTTTGGCTTCGGCAATTGACTCTGCAAACGCTTGTTGTTTGTTGGGGTAGTTTGCCCGCTTCTCCATAGCCGATCTAAAAGCAGACATGGCCATGATTTCACGGTTAAACCGCTCAGCATGATGGAATGCGTAGGCCACGATCTGCATGGCCCGGTTAGGTATGCTGTTGTATTCAGAGGTTGGATTAGCCGCCAAACCTGACTGGTCATAAGCTGCGGTTATATCAATAATGCCGTCAGCAACAAAACGGTTATATGCAGCCTTGTCCATCGCTGACAGACTTTTTGATCTTTCAAGCGAAGGAGATAACAATCGTGAGTCTATTACACGCCCGCCAGCTTCAACACCAAAACCAGTAGCCATGATCTCGGCAGTTGTTTTGCCCATGTTGTATAGAACCCGGCCAGTGGCCCTTGCGTAACTCATGCCGGGATTTGCACGAACCTGTTGACCGATCAGCGTTGGTGCACCAATCATCACACCGCCCATAACGTTGACAAGCGCGGAGCCAATCGAAGTCAGGTAGTAAACAAACCCTATGTTTGAGAAGTACGACGTCCACTTGCCGGTATCTTCTGGGTTGAGTATTGCGCCGAGACGGTTATCAATTTCCCGAACATAACTACGCAGTTCGTCATTCTCAGCGGTAAGCGTTTCATCGTATTTTGCGCCGGGGGTGAAGCGGCCCTTAATCTGCGACCGTGCGGCATCAAGCTGGGAAAACATCTCTGGGGAGTACTCCAACCGTGACATCTGATAAGCCATGCTAAATGATGAAGACGCAAAACTGCGCAGCGCATCTTCAGAATAACCAGCAACACTTTTACGGTGTATGAAAGCGTTGCGTATGCTGCGATCTGGCTGATTGGCCAAGTATGTTTGGTACAGGTTATCCTTTAGCTCAGACTTTCGATTAGCAGCTTCAACTGGTGTTAGGCCCGCCATATTCAAATTATCTACGGCAGCAAATGAATCCTTTAAAAATTCAGATTGGCGTGCGTGCAAGTCCATCTGTTGCTGATAGTCATTACCAATATTTGTACCAATAGTTTTTTCCAAAGCGTCGCGGGCAGCTTTATTAGGTTCTTGATCTAGGCGGGCTTGCAAGTGCGCTTCTCTTGCGCCCTGCGATTCAAACATGTAGTACTCACGGTTTGCCCCTTTACCAATCTGATACCAATATTGGCCAAAGCGCATCAACGGGAAGTAAGGCCCTTTGATTTTTGCTTTTTCAAACTCATTACGTATATCTAAAATAGTCTTTGCGTCCGCGCCGCCAGACGCGAGATCACTTTGTACTTTCTTGGTGAACCCAGAACGTAGTAAAGTGTTTAACGTGTCCTCAGAAGGACTGTAATTTTCAATACGGGCCAAAACATTTTCTGGAACGCCCTCAATGCTCGCCAGCATCTTAGTGAGTTGGTAATTAGACGGCCCAAGTCCACGCATGGTGTTGATGCGATTGCGCATCAATCTTTTGTATTGTCCGTACCTACGTTCGTAAAAATTGCGCACATCTCTATATATAGTTCGTGCTTCTGGAGTTAACATTTTCCAGTCATTCATCAACTTGGCGTTCTTTGCTTTTTGAGCCGCTGTTGCTATGTCCGGATCAACCCCCAAAATTGTGGCGCTGTGCATCACAACACCAAGTTGGCGTGACATGTCTGGATCAGCTGCTTGCAGGCGTTCCCACTTGCGAGATATGTCACCAGACTCTTTAAGTATCTGTGACTTGCGCGACAGAAACTTTTCCGCCACGTTAATAAAGTTGTTGATCTGCGGTATACGCCCAGCCACCAAGTCATTGATTTGGCGCAGCGTCAATATACCCAGATACGCGCCGCGTGCAGCCGAATCCATGCTGCGTATCTCACGCATCTTATTCTTTGTCCATGTGCTGGCCATCATCCAGCGCTTAATTGTGGACGGCTGATTTGGCATACCCTTGGGGACAATTTTGGAAGGGGGTGGCCGCTTAGTGGCCATCGCCTTCGGCCCGGTGGTTACTTGCATGCCCTCCAAAGACATCGTACCGGCCATCATTGCGTCAGCAGCAAACATGACTTCAACCATCACGTTACTTGGTGCGCCCGGCTTTACGTTGAACAGTTTTCTTACCGCATCAGTAAAGCGGTTGTACAAAGAGAACGGTGAAGCCTTGTACCGGATAGAGCGCAACAGTGCTTGGAACTCTGGGTTTGTGAGCGACTCAGACAAAAACTCGTGTATGTCTTGCAAACCGTACACGGTAGACAAGTCTATGCCCTTCTGCGAGAAAATATTCTTGGAGTACTGATACAACTCATCAAGTCTTTCGTAACCTTGGCGTTGTATACCAACAAGTCGATCTTTGTTGTCTATCAGATGAGATGCGGCTGCGTGCAAAGTTTCGTGCAGCAACAGGTGGTTTGTGAGGTGGCCAGAACCTTGGCGCATGACAATCTTATCCGTCGCTGGGTCATACTTGCCGTTCCACGCAAATTGTTCATTAACCAACTGCGCCACGCTGTCGAGCAACATCTGGTTGGACTCAGTCCCACCGTTCTGCTCTAGCGTGTCCTGCATGGTATCAACAGCAAAAACCAAGTTGCGCAACTTTCCAGATTGCAGTCCATCAATAATGGATGCCTGTTGTTCTTGCGGATAGAGCGCCACAACTAGATCACGTAACGAACGCAGGCGTTCGTCTAGTGACTCTTTAACTTGCGGGTCGTTTGACAACGACTCCATAGTGTCGGGATCAATTAAACGTGTCTCAGCCGTAAAGCCTGTATCCAGTATGCGTTGAGCCAGTTCAGCGTAGTACTTGTTGTTCTTTGTTTGCGCAAGCAGTTCAAGAGCTTCACGAGTCTTGCCTTCGATCAGCAAACGACGGATGGCCGGATGCACCTCAGTGAGCATCTCAACAGTAGGTAAATTCTTTGTGCTGACTTCTGTGAATGGTTCTTGGGTTTCTTCACCTTCGCCCGCTTCGGTCTCCGCCTCTTCTTGCATTTTGGAAAGGCGTTCTTTGGCTGGTTTTTTTCTCCGGGGTGCTTTAGGCAGCTTGGCCCCTTGCTCTTCGGCTTTCTTACGGTTTTTCTCTGCCGCAATATCTAACAATTCGTTGTAAACAGTTATTGCGCTTTCAAACTTTGCGGCTTCTGCGGCATTTTGTTTGTTCTCCGCCACCAGTTCATTAAGCAAATCAACGGTGTTAGCGTCGAGGTTAGCCTCAATCCATGCGCGGAAGTCTTGTGCGTACTTACCACCTTCTTTATAGAACGTAGAACCAGCACCGTAATTTTTTGGGTTTATTTCAAAGTACGCAAGATCGAACGCCAAGTCCCTGATCGCATCACCAAATGTGGTGCGGTTCAAGTTGGTCAGGTACGTAATAGCGGCCTGCGCTTGCGGAGAAATTTTCCCCGTCATCTGCTTGAGGATCAATGCAGCCGCACGCAATTTGTTATCGTTAATATCACGCACCACTTCTTTAGTGGCTTGGTTTGGGCGTCGAGGTTTTACACCAAGTGGGGTGTCAAACGCTTGTGTAACTGTAGCGGTGGTGGTAATCGTCTCTTGATACGGCAGGTTTGTCCCAGTGACTTTGGATGGGCGCATCCTGCTTGTTCTTATATTGAACAGTGGGCCTTCCCCTGTGGCCAACATCTGGTCTACATATTTTTGTACTTGCGAACTGAACTCATCCATACCACGGCGTGTGGTTAGGTCTGGTAATCCCGCGTTTGTAAGGAGCCGCGACTGCGCATCTGGCGACGCATTCTTTAATGCAGCCAGAAGTTTGTTGAACTTCTCTAGCCCACCAACACGGCGGGCAAGGTAGTCGAGCATCTGCTTTGAACCAGCGCTGGTGGTTTCGCCCGGCTGGGCAATATCAAACTCCAGCATGGTGTCAGCAGCGGTGTTCTTGGAATTACCGTGGCGTTCCTGCTCCGCAGGAGAGTCAGAGCTAGACTGGATAGAGTCAAAGAAATCTTTGATCTTGCCGCCTTCTTCCGTTTGCACAACGTGTTCTGTGTCTACCTCGGGGGCCTTTTCAAATCTTTCTTTTGGCGGGACGCCTTGGCGAACAGTCTCAGCTGTCTTCTCTTCTTCTAAGTCAGCGTATTCATCTACAGTAGTTTCTGCCCGTTTACGCCGGTCAGTAACTTCGCGTGGTTCTTCTCCAGCAGCTGCTCTACGCTCGCGCATAACACGAGTATTTTCTTGTTGCAATTCAGCGGTATCAAACAATTCACTTTGCGCGGGCGTTTCTTCTCTTTCACGACCAATAGTGGGTTCTACACCAGCCGCTACATCTTGTTGAGTTTTTTGTAAATCTCTTTCTACACCCAAGAGGTTGCGTTCGTAAGAAGCTATGGTGTCATTAACTTTGGCAAATTCTTCTTTAGAGGGTCTTGGAGCAGTTTCATCGGCTGAACGGGAAGCTAAATTGTTTAGACGCGTCAACTCTGCGCGGGCGTTGTTTAGTGCTTTTGTGATACGAGATTTTTCTGCCTCAAGCGTATCCGCCCGCTGTTGCGAAGAAAACAAATTACCCTGCATCGCACGAGGAGTACCCGACGTTTTTGTAAACCGGGGATGACCAATTTCACGTAAGTGCTCGCGAACTTGTTCTAATTTAACTTTGGCTTTATCTGCTTCTCCTTGAAGCCAAGCTGTTTGCTCCGCCAAAATATCTACAAGTCCTTGATCCATAGATATACCGCGGGCAATCTTTTCCTTAACGCTGTCAACTTTGGCTTGTTCTCTGTCCGCCATTGCTTGGGCATCTTCAGCTTTAGCAGTTAAGTTTGCTTCTTCTTGACCAAAATACATTTGATCCGGCGTTAGAGGTTTCTTTACACCATCACCCTGCATAGCGCGTGGCTGGCCAACACCTCTACGCAACATATCAATTGCTTGATCAATCTCAGCGTTCGATGTCTGCAAGTAATTCTGGATAATCGAGTCTTTGTTCTTGAGTGCTTGACCAGACGACATATTGGCGGGCCGCATACTAATAATCATTGCGTCGGTGTACCCGTCGGAATCAACTTTCTCTTGGACGCGGGCGCGGTTGTCTTCCAACTCTGCAATCGCTCCGTCCACGCTTTGCCCAGACAGCGCCATTGCATTCTTCATGCGACGAGCGGCAGCTTGATAAAGCCCAAACAAATCACCCCGCATTGCACGGGGCTGGCCAACATTTGGCTCAAGTTTGGCCAATGCTTTTGACCCGTCAAACATTGGGTTTTTAAGTTGCTGAGCCAACCCTCTGCTGCGGATCAAATCCATGTTTGCGTCCACAACTTGCGCCAAGTCTTTTAGGATCAATCCGCGCTGGTTCATGCCCGCTTGATCTATGCGGCCCATAGGTAGAGAGTTGTATTCGTCTCTCAGGTCGGTGTACTGACGTACAAAATCGCCATAGGCTTCAATGGTTTGCGCAGACGCAGGTGCGGCAGGAGCAGCAGGTGCGCTTGGAGTTGCTGCGGCGGCAGCGCCGGTATCTACGTCTTCAAACAAACCGGGTGGTTCATCGGACGGCGGCAGCGTTTGGTCAGCGTCACCGTACTTTGAAGATACAGTAGAACCTCTCCCTACAACAGCATTTGTTGATTCCAACGCATCCGCAGCCCGCTTTGCGTAAAGGTCAACTTTGGATTGTTCCCCAGCGGGTTGACCGCCTTCTTGGTCTGCAAATAGACCGGCGGGTTCTCCTGTTTCTTGGGAGGCCAAACTGTCAAGAATTGTTTGGCGTTGTTCTTCGCTAGTAGTGGGCGGTGTTGTTGACGCAAAAAGTTCTTTTGTCCCTTGCACGCCAAAACCCAAACCACCGCCGACGATTGCGGCTTCAGCGCCGCGAGTCAGTGCTTCTTCCGCGCTAAGACCTTTTTTAGTTCCTGCGGCTTCGCCAAGGTATGCAGCTTCCTCTTCGGCAACTTCAGTACCTGCTTGAATACCTGTTTCTTTGGCGATCCTACCTGTGGCTGTTTTGGCAGTAGTAGGTTTGAACAAACCTTTGGTGGCAAAACGTTCAAGTGTGGACTCAATGACAGCAGCGGTAGCCGCAGCGGTTACATCTGCGACAGTAGCATCGTCAAGTGTTTTTTCGTCGTTTTTAACACGCTCATCTAAAATTTCTTTTGTACGCGCCATGACGTAAGCAACAGGTACTCTTACTGCGCTAACCATATCGGGCACAGAAGTTATTACCCGCTCGGCAACAAAAGGAATAGTATTAAGTGGGTTGCTGCCTAACTCTTTAAGTTGCGTGCTTGGTTGATAGCCCAAGCCTTCACCATAATCTTTTAGCGATTTAGCCCAGTCAAACAAGGGTTGAAGTTGTTTTTTATTTTTGATGTCTTCTGCTGGTATGCCCGACAACGGCATAGCCAATTCCAGCTTATCGCCAACCCGCTCGGCAACCTCGGCTACAGAATCCACAAAAGCGCCGGTCAAAGAAGCCGTGCGACCAACCAACCCAATAAGTGGGTTTGATGTAGTTTCTTGTGGTTGTGTTGGTTTTTGAGGCGCAGCTGTTTCTTCCTGCGGGCGGGCAAACTGAGCAAACGGGTTTTGCTCTACCTCTGGCTGAGCAAATTTTGCGAAAGGGTTTGCCATGTTTATTGCCCCAATGCTTTGGCTGCTGCTCCCGGCCCAAATGTATCATCGAAATAACGTCTGTTTGTTGCTGACGGATCTCTTTTTAGTAAATCTACAGCCGCTGGGGGTGGAGTTCTACCCACCGCCGCAGCAGATTTAGCCGGTGCGGTAGTCGCATCAGCAGAGCCACGTTGTGCCCTGCCACTTTGCGCCGCCTGATCTCTAAGTCCCTGCTCAACGCTCTGCAAAATACGGTCGTAATTTTCTCGTGCGGCTTGCTTTTTGGCGGGGTCACTACCAGCCGCAATTATTGCAAGCCCAGCGTCCTTCACTCGGTCGTCATCCAAAGCTTGCTTTCTAATTGCTGCGGCCTGTTCTGGTGATTTATCTGGCCCCAAGTACCTGTAGCCGCCCCTTGCTTCACCAACTTGGCTAAGAGTTTCTTTATAAGCTTGAGCGCCTTCTTCCCCAGTTTTACCAGCAAATGATTTCTTGCCCGAGCGAATAGCTTCTACGTCGGCCATTATGCGTTCCAACTCACCGGGCTTATTCATTGTTTCGCGTTTAACTCTTGCGTCCAAAGCCGCAATTTCTTTCTGTGTTTTACCCGACATCTCAGTCGAGGCCAATCCGCTTTCAAGCTGCGCAACTTTTTCTTGGATGTTAACTCGAGTTTTGAAAGCATCCCTCTTCAAATCTTGTGCGCGAGTCTCTTCAGCATCTGCTTTGTTAATCAAACCTTCTTTACGAGATTGTTGTGCGGTGACCAACAAAATTTCAGACTGACGCAGCTTGTCGTCAACCTCACGTTTTTCTTTCTTGAGACGACCAACTTCACCAACAAATGCCTCGCCCGCTTCACCGATACCGGAAAGAAGCTGGTCTTTTTCGCTACGACCGCGAACATTCTTACTTGGGCTTAGCAACTTCAAACTTGCCATTGCAATAGCAAGTCCTTTGTCTTTCTCAAATTGATCAGCCAGTCCGGCCCGTTTGGTTTTGGTCTCTTCCAAGTACGGCGCAGTAACATCTGGGCCATAGCGTTTTTCCAGCATTGGGATACGAGCAGAAATAGCTTCATCTCTTTGTTCTGGGGTCTGTTCCGCCGGGGCTTGATTAGACATTGCTTTTAAGTCGGTCAAACTTTGCTCAAACCTGTTTCCATAGGTATCTTTACTTTTCGCAGCTCCACCCGGGGCAAACGCAACAATACCGCCGTTAGCAGCCATCATTGTTTCTTGCTGCTCTACAGGTATTTGGTTGAACGCACCGCCAAGACCGCTACGGATTGAAGCACGTTCAGCCATTTCTGCGTCAATCATTGCAACTTGTTCAACATCACGACGATTCAACGCCGCTTCTTTGGCCTGTTGTAGTTGTTGATCGCTAAGATCGCCAATAATGCTCTCTACGTTTTGGTCGCTTGTTACGCCGCCGTCGGCGTACCCCATCAAACCACCTTCAGCGGCTTTGCTCTCACTACCAAATAAACCAGATTTACCAAAGCCATAAGCAGCGCCACCCAAGCCCGCCAAAGTCTGTATTGCGCCCGGCCCTGAACCTCCATAAACCGATTGAGTTGATTGTTGGCCCAGCGGCAAGCCACGGATCATGTCGGACATAAAGCCCAACTGTTTATACGGGTAGTTCTGCTGGTTGATGAAGTCCTGATACGCCATGTCCAGCGGACGCTGAGCTTGCTGTTGCTGCTGTGCGCCCAATTGACTTTGCAACTGAGTGATACCCATTCTTTGACCATACTCGGTTTGACCAAGTTGACCTAACTGACCTGCGGCTTGTAGCCCGGTCTGAAGACCTTGCATACCCAAACCAGCGCCGTACTGGCGTGACTGCTCACCCATGCCTTGAGCTTGTAAACGCCGAGCCTGATCACGTTCAAATTGCTGCTGGGCGTTTTGAAACGCAGCTTGCCGACCTGTAGCCTCAATGCCTTGAAGTTGAGAATTTAAAGAACGCTGTGCTTCAGCATCTATGATTGCTGACCTGCTGCCACCAAACGCACCTTGTTGTACTGCTTGGGCTTGACGCATCGGTTGAGCGATTTGAAAATCCCGTAAAGCCTGAGCTTTCTGGTAATCCACCACATTTTTAGCGTATGGATCCATGTAATCTTGAGCGGCTTGTTCGTTAAATTGACCGCCATAAAATCTACCACCTTGGTAATTTGTACCGAGCGCACCGAGACCCGCCATGCCAGCAATGCTAGAACCAAGCCCTACTTGTTGCGAGGGCTGCATCTGCTCTGCTGTCTCAAATGTTCTTTGTTGCAAAGGTTGGAACCCAGCAATCCGCTCACCGCCGTACTGTTGGTACGGGTTTTTACTTATATCAGTAAGCGCCGCGCCTTTTGCCAACGTATCTTTGGCATAGCCTTTGGCCCAGTCAGGCAGTTCAACAACTTGTGTGGTTTTCTCGGGCGTGCTTGGAGAGCCACCCATGTCGTACAGCCTTATTTTTCCGCCTTCTTTTTTAAACGCACGTAGATCGCCAGCGGGCGTATCCAATAAGGCCAATTGACGTTGATAATTGCGACTCATGTTTCTTCCTTAAAGAATTTTTGGTACACCACACTCTGTACCTCAAACCCATACTTATCAGCCTGTTTACGCCAGCCGGGACGACCAACGAACTCAATGCCGGAACAACCAGCATCTCTAGCAAACCTGTTGAGCAGGTCGAATATTTCATCATCCATATACTGCATATGGCTTGGCTCCATTGCGCAGTACTGAACAACCAGCATTCTGCGCCGTGGGTAATCTTTTACTTCCGTAATCACATGACCGTAGATTTTGCCTTCTTCATGCCCAATCCACAACTGCATCTGACCATTAAAAACAAACCGTAAGATGTCGTCTACCGTTGCCCTGCCTCTTGTCCATTCTTGGGATTTTGTTAAAAGAGGGAGCAACCCCGGTATCGTTTGAGCCACCATGCCCGGTGGTATCAAAGACACCATCATGCCGGTAGATACTTCTCGGAGCGGCTGTTCTTGGCGACCTTGCCCTTGCCCACAGTCTTGCCGCGAGCCTTCTGAATCCTGTCCATCATGGCGTACAGCTTACGTGCGCCAGCTTCAGTCGAGCCGTTGCCCAACTCGGACACGATACGCGCAGGTATCACAAATTCACCGTCGGCTAAACGTGCAGGCTGCTTTTTGCCAATGACTGCGGGGATGGAATCAGATACACCGTCACCGGGGCCACGCAGCAACCGACCACCGTCTGAGTAATCGCCAAGATGAGAGATGCCGCCGGAAGCCATCATGCCGCCAGCCGCTGCCCTTGGCGTGTATGCTGGGCTAAAGTATCGACGCTCGCGCCCATACGGATCAGGTTCTGGGAATGGATTGGCTGGGTTTGCAGCGTATGTGTATTGCTGACCGGGGTCAGAATCAGTCTTCACCTCCTCTTGCTTTTGCTCGTCAGGCATAAGCAGTGGTAATGCGGCTGCGCCAAGCGTGGTCTTTGCCCCAAATGTGCCGGGTACAGCTTCAAGATTTTTCATAAAAGCTGCGCGTCCGGGTTCTGAACCAAGACTTTTTACACCTTCAAACATTTGGTTGCCGGTGGTTCTGATGCCAACCATTGGGCTGTTGGCTGGTATAGGCATATTCCCAGTCATTATGTTTGGCCCCGGCTGCGGTGCATATCCGTAGTTGTTAACTAAATTGGGTTTTACAACCACTGATTGTGCAGCGTCAGGTATTGTTGGGGTTATTGAATTTGTAAGAGGGGTTTGAGGGATTGGTGCGGGGGGTGTTGCTGCTGCCGCTCCTTCCGCCAAGGATACAGCAGGGGTTGCGGCTTGAGTCGCAGCAGCGCCAGAAGTTGCCAATGCACTACCAATTCCAGCGCCACCATAAGCACCCAAGCCAGCCATCAAACCTTTTTTGATGTCTCCAGTTGCTGCCGCATACCCACCACCGACCATCAAAGCAGCTACGGGCGCGCCAACACCAGTAGCGGCTAAGCCAGCGCCAATGACCATCGGAAGCATACGCTTCAAAAAATTTGCTTCAGGCAGGCCAGTCTGCGGATTAATGGTTAACTGCCCGCCATGCGCCATAGCGATGTCGTTCAGGCTTTTTACTTCCCCTTTGGACATGTGAACGAGCATGTCGTCGCCGTTGCGTCCATGCCTTTCAAGATGTTTTGCAGCTTGCTGTAGACTCATATTAGCCTCGTGTAAACAGGGGTGGTTGATCGTATCATGTTGAGAGTGCCGAGACAAACGAAAGTGTGGCTACCACAGACTGGGTAGACGGCTTGGTTGGCGTACCAGAAGCGTTTAAATGCTGGATGGTTACAGCGGCATCGGTTGGCGACCAGTAAATTTCTACATAGTCATTTGCATCCATTTCCAAGAAATAATTCCAGCCAATGATTGAGTGACCGGGTGTACCACCGTGGCTGTTGGGGATTGAGACAAATCCGGTTGAGCCTGTGATGTCTACGTTATTCTGTTTCAGCCAAATATAAACATCGTGCAGTTGCACGTCTGTGTTTTGAAACTGCGCACTAAACTGAAGGTTGTATATACCTGAATTGGCTACTGTAATCTTGGATGTAGCAATCGACACCTCATTGGAAAAATCCGTGGTGTTAAGCGTCATCAACGTGGCTGTGTTTGCCGTGGTTACCTGATCTTGGTCGCTGGAGAACGCCCCGTACGGGAAGCGAATAAACCGCCCGCCGGACTCACCCAAAAGCGCCCCGGTCAGGTTGTCAAGCTGGTTGAAGTACAGACGCAGGATGTTTGAGTACTGCTCAATAAACTCGGCGTTGTACTCGTTCGGAGCCGCTGGCAGTCGTGGCTGGACGACTGGGCGATATCGGTTGATGATGGTTGCCATCAACGTCTGCCGTCTGGTCTGATGTCAATCCGAGGCACACCCAACTGCCACTGAACACCAAGCTCGGTTGAACTCACCTTGAACGCCATCTGACGACCACGTATCCGTACATACACCTGTTGGGTGAACTCTTGGATTGCATAGGTTCTGGTGTTCTGGTAGTTTTGCGTACTGACCACTTCAGGATTGTTTGAGTTCCCGTAAGGCGCACCTGAGTTGGCGCGGGGCAGTACCGTAAACATGGCGGTCGGCTGGTTCACATTCGATCCGTCAAACGTCAGGTCAGGGATCAATCTCCAGACAAACCCAAAGTTGTGTCCATCCCCAATGTCAAAATCAGAAGAAGTCACCTGCGCCACAATTGGCACGGACGGGTTCACTGTGCCGTCATCCACTCCGCTCTCATGGTACAGAAGCTGTGCGTTTGAGTTGCCACCTGCCACGCCGTATGTGGTTGCCATTGGGAATGAGCGAAGGGAACTGTCCAACCATGCTGTGCGGCCTTGGTTTAGATTCTGGTAGTTGTCCCAGTCGCCGTAATACCAAGTGTTTTCCAAGTGGTTGTAGATCACATAGCGGTTAACCACGGATGAGTTGGCAGAACAATACTGCCACCATACTTCACTGTAACCCTCGTTTGTTCCCGCGCAAAACTGAAACGCTTGCTCAAGGTTGATGTCGTTAAACACGTATTCACGCAGGGTAGACGGCAAGGTCTGCACCCGACCAGAGTACATGTAAAACTTGTCTGTACCCATCCAGTAGGTGATGTTGTTAGCGGTTGCTATCGCATTTGGCCCAGCAATAGATATGTTGTCGCCCATGATCTGGAAACTCCAGACATACGGTGGGCCAAGGTACTGCATGGAATAAATGGCTGAATCCGTCAACACCAAAATCTCTTGGCGGGTCTGCATGGCAGTCACGATCTGTGAGCCATGACTCAGTCGGTAGCTACCCGCTTGGTTTGTTACAGCCGGAATCCATGTAGCAAAACTTTCTTGGTCAGACCAACGTATCAGCAAGGGGTCTTGGACGGTAGTGCCGTAGTCGTTTACACCAAACGCAAGGACAAACCTTGAGGCATCCGACACCATAACAAAGTTGGCAACCGTCGGGCAGGATGAGTCAGTGGTAATTGTCCCGGACTTTGTAACAACAGCGGTGCTTGGGCCAAGGTATTGGCCTCGGTTGAATGTGCTGGCAGATGCTGCGTTTGCCCAGTAGTACAACGCACCGCCACGGGGGTTGAAGATCAGGTCTTCGCCAAAGTTTGACTGGCTCCACAAACGAAGCTGAATGCCAATCCCTGTAGCCGCAGGAGAACCCCAGCCCGTGAATGTGGTGGACTGCGTCACTATTGCATTGTCGGCGTGGGAGGCGGCTGCGCCTGAACCCGTCCCACTCAACCCACGGGTACATCCCAAGAATTGCGTTGAATTTTTACTTGTGTAAGAGATGTTCTCTGAGTCGATCAAGATGTTTCCGGCTGCTGAAAACGCTGCTGTTGAATCAACTGTAATTGTGGTGACGGAGTTGTTTATTGAGCCGTCAAGTTGGTTTGTTGCTGTACCAAAAACAATACCGCCCCAAGTGCCTGCGCCCCAGCCCACATTCAGAGAGTAAATATCTACACCCGTTGTAATCTGATATGCGGCAACCACTGATGCTCCGCCGTTGCCCGAGTCCCCTGCGGTTGCATTGACTGAAGCTGTGATGGTGTATGAGTTTGAACTGACGTAGCTGGTGATCTGGAACTCTGCGTTCAAGATGGCGGCAGTGATGTTGCCACCCAAAGATACCGCGCCGCTAAACGTAACGAAGTCCCCTGCCTGCGCACCGTGAGCAATGTCCGTGACTGTGATGATTGGCAACCCAGTGGTTGCGGCAAAGGTGGCTTCGCCTGCGCCAGTGGTAAAGCGCAGCGGGGTAACGTCGTACACCAAGCCGTTTGGCCCGTTTTGGATGTAGTATTTGAGGTTTGTGCCTATCGCCAACAGGTTGTAGCCCGTCAAATTAAGCCAGTTCCACATACCCCTAGCAACACCCCAAAGCGTACCCGTTGGGGGTTTTAACGCAGATACAGTTGTTCCCGTGTCGGCTGCCCACCCGCCAATCTTTTCTGGCTGACCTGAGCGGAACCGAATTTTGTTGGAGGCGTAATAACCACCCTCGTTAGAGTAGGAGGTGTTTTCTCTGTTTACACCGGGTCTGAACAGCAATTTCTGGAGTGGCATGATTAAGCTACAAGTCCGGGAACATATTGCGTTTTACCAGCGACTTTCATGGCGGTCAACTCCTGCTTCTTTAAGTTGTCTGGGTTGTAACTCACATGCACCCAACCACTGTCAGGAATGCCGGGGGTGTAGAACTCCAGAATCAACTGGGTGTAGTCCAGATTATCCATGATCCACTGCGCCAACTCCGCATTTGGTACGCCGGGAATCTCTATATCGGCTGCTTGGCCCTTGCAATGGTCTGAGGTACGAGACCCATTTACCGCTGCATTTGAGTCAGGAGAGCGATACCCGGAGTTCACCTTGACACCTTTTTGGAAGTGATCGCGGATAGGCTGGAGAACACGTTCAGCCAAGATTTTGAGGTACTCGGTTTCAACTGGGCCGGGGGTGTTGTCCAAACCCATGCGCAGGGCGGTCTCAGATTTGGTCAGTTCGTGCAGGGAGAAATTGGCGGTCAGGTTCATTTCATGCTCCTCACTTGGTTGTACTGGTCGATGCAGGCGTTGAGTTGCCGGATGGCTTGATCGCCTCGGGCGGTGAGATCGACAAGAGCTTGAGCAACTCGTCCGTCAAGCTCGGCTCTTGTTTCTGTATCTCCACTGGCAGGGGTGGATGGCTCGGACACTGACACGGGGCAGTCGGGCGCTTTGACAGGAATGAACAACTTGCGCTCGCCAGAGGCAAGATCAGTACGAAGCTTAATTTCTTTAATCCGTGCAACATCGTTGGCTTTCTTCAAGGTCTGGGCGTAGGTCTGGGCAACCTCTGCCATGCGTTGTTCTGTCTCCCGTGCCTGCTCGTTTAAACGGGCGATCTCCACCTGCTGGCGCTCATATTCGTCTTGCTCTCCACTGTAATACCCAGCCCCAAAACTGCCAAGTAGGGCAAGTACGATGCCAAGCAAGACATATGGGTTGAGCAAAGTCATTCGTTGGTCTTTCCACGGACGTAGGCAGTTGCCGCCATGAACGCCACCACAATCGTACCCATTGCAGCGCAGTAGGTGGTCACCAAACCATTCAGGGCATTGACCTTCTCCAGTGCAACCAGTTCAGATGCCAAGTAAGCAATGAGTACAGGCGGTGCAACCAAAGCTGCCCAAGCCATGATCCTCTGCTGGTCGGCCATCTTGTCCATGTTCTCAATCTGCATCATGCGCTCAGAGCGAGCTAACTCCGTGTCCGTCACCACGCCGTCGTGGTCGGTGTCGAATTCGTTGTAGGTTGAGTCTTTCTCAAGTTGCTTACTCATGTTTCTCCCTCCGGTCAAAAATGGGGTTGTCCGTGAATTCTTTCGGACTGTCCCGATTCTTCCTATCGATTTCCCGTCTCAACTTCTCTACCTTCTCCAACTGCTGTTTGGCATCGTTTTTTGTCTCCAGTATGTCCAGATACATGAACGCCAACAACGGCAGCATGAGGGCCACCAACAAAACCGCTACCACCCAGCCCACCATTCCCATCACAAGCTCCTCAGTTGTTTCAACCACAGGAACCACGTCCACAGGTACAGGATAAGAATAAGGGCTAGGACGGCTGCTCCTGCTCGCAGGTTTTGGCTTCTTTCCCTTTGGTGTCGTTGCCATCTCAATCTTCGCTCCCGTTGTTCCTGTGCAAGTCTGGCAGCTTCTTGTTCAGCGGCTATGACATCCCGCATCTCAAACACTTTGCTGTACAGCGCACCCATTTCGGGAGGGCTTTGATACACCATCGTTTCCCTTATTGTCTTCTCCAACTCCGCCATCTGATCCTGCGCCATGACCCGCTTCAATGCGGCTTCCATTTGATTTTGGTCAGGTTCGTAGACGTTTCTGGACTTCTCCTCCTCTTCCCGAATGTGTGCAGCTAACTGCTCTTGAATCTTGAAGAACTCGGTAAGCTGCTTGACGACCCCAACCATGACTTCGGTTTCGTCAACGGCAACGAACTTGTCTTTCTTTTTCGCCACAGGCTTGGGTGTTGACTGCTTTGCCTTGGGTTTGAAGAAGTTACTAAAGTTACTCCAAAATCCAGTAACTTCCCTATAAACGCCAACAGCCTCGTCAACAGTGCTTTTGACCTCCATGAAAGAAGTCTTCGCCTGCTTGTATAGCTCACAACCTTCCTTGATGGCTGCGACACAGGCATTGGCGGCAAAGAGGAGGCTGATCGGATCAATTTTCTACCTCAAGCGGTGCGTTCCCACATATACACAACAATATATGGTTGAAGGTTTGCGTCTGTACCAGAAGAACCTGTTGTGCTATTTGCCACGGTAATGCCGGTAGTTTTGCTTCCAGTATTTCCTCCAATGTTAGTTACCCTTGCACCGCCGCCGCCAGCGTTTCCAATTCCGGGCTGGTTGTATGCGTCCTGCGTGTGAAAGTGTCCGGGGTCTGTTACTGTTGCCGTGTGGGTGTGGGTTACAACAATTGCATTTGCACTACCGCCAGTTTCTTCAGCAGTGTCAAACAATGCATTGCTTGAGTCAAAACCAACCATGACACGACCAGCACCAAATGCAGTCCATGTGCCAAAGCCAAGCAGTGTGCCGGGGTTTGTTGCAACAGTGGCGTTTGTATAGATTGAGCCAACTGGGTAAATAGCTGCAAGTGCAGCTTGCACAAACGCCGTAGTAGCAATAGATGTGTCGTTGTCACCAAACGTAGGAGTCGGCGCAGTGGGGTTGCCTGTAAACGCAGGTGAAGCAATTGCAGCCACATCTGTGCCAATCACCAAGCCAAGGTTTGTTCTTGCGCCAGAAGCTGTAGTGGCTCCTGTACCGCCGTTGGCAACAGCCACTGTTCCTGTGATGCCCCCGCTCTTGGTATCGTAGAAGTTTGTGCCGTCAGACCATACGGTAACTTTGTCGCCGTTGGCAATTGCAATTCCAGTGCCTGCGGCTGTTGTGTTGCCGATGACCGTAGAGTTGTAGATGGTAAGGGTGTACCCTGAGTTATTCCAGATGATGTACTGCTTGGACACTGGCGGCGCATAGATGGCAGAGGCTGCCGCCGCGCTGTTGAACTTCAACATGGCGTACACCGATTGGTTCAGTGCTGCGCTGGAGGATGGCCCGTTGACGTACGTCAGAGCTTGGGATGTGGACGAGACGGTGACCGCCTGATACCCAGCAATCGCTGTGTCCAAGACGTAAGCAAGGTTGCTGTCTGTGGTTGCGCCCCACGCACCGGCTTGGTCGCCCGAACCGATCAGTTCGATCCGCAGGCTTGATGAATATGAACTGCTCATGGTGTTTCTCCTTGTGGGGGATTATCTGCTGGCAATGGTGTGTTGCCAGCCTCAAGCCACTTTAGGTAGGCTTGGTAGTCGGTGTTGTCGGGGTCGAAGGGGATTGATGTGCCATCTGAACGCAAAATAGCAGAAATGCTTATTGTTCCATCCACATACTTTGCTTGTTTGTAATCAAAGTTCTGCATTAACGCCTCCAGTAAAAGCAATATAAGCGTTGGTAGTCCAATTGTTATCTGTATTTTGCAGCGTCACAAAGTTTGTGTTTGTTGTTGCTGAAGAAACAGGGTCAATTGCAGCTGTTCCCGAAGAGCCTGTATTAACCGTAAAACTTGCTGAAGATATTGAAGGTTTAGACCGCATAACAACAGGAAGTGAAAACCCAATTGAATAAGTAGCAGCCCCGCTTGAGGCGCGTCCAATTGACGTTGCAGTAGATTGGAAAAAGTACCGCTGACAAAGCGCCAACTCTGTCCCATAAGGTCTGTAATCAAAGCTCGTTGCTGTTGAGCCTTTTTCTAGCTGAACGCCTGT